GTCAGGCCTAAGAACAAAGTTCATAGGAAAAGCAATCGTGGGCCTCTGAATAGTTGAAGAATAGCAGAACGCTAACCTGCGCAAATTTTCAGGGGTCTTGTGGGCTGGCGACATTGTACTACGCCTGAAGTGATGTATTACGAGACCACGGACACGGTCCCAGTGCATGTCATAAGCTTTCTCGTCAAGCTCGCGCTTGTTGGGAAACCTATTCAATCTGACAGCGAGATGATGTGTACCACGGCGGTACTTCGTGAAGCCAATGGAATATGGCGTGCTCTTCCAGGCATTGTGCAAGCGCAAGTTAAAGTCCTGTCTAACCCTTGACCCAAGGTTGGAGAACTCTACTGGTGGATTCGCAATAACTCGACCGTCGTTCACAGAAGTCTTCTTGTACTTCAGGAGTTCCTGCTTAATGAATCCACTCCAAATGACTGGGGGCTCTTCGCCTTTTCCAACACGTTCCCAGAACTCGTCGATTCTAGCTCCGTAGTTCTTTAAGGCTCGCGCCTTATTATTCACTGCCAGTGAGAAAGGCCATCCAGGAGAGGTATGTGGCACTATGTTGATCTCGTCTTGACTGAGGACTCTCCAGCCCTGTACAAAAGGGGCATAGCGTCGGTGCATGGCATAGACTGCATATGCTAAGGCCCATGAGTCCCAGTCGCGTAGTGTAGCACTACGTATACAAAACTTCTGCCAGCCATTATGGTAAGCGGCAGGGTTTGGATACATCATCTCCCACCCGGGGAATGATGAAAAGCACCCAATCTCTAAGTACAATCTCTTAACCAAGGCATTTGGTGCTGGTGTTCCTTGGAAGAGGGGTTTGCCCATAGGCAGGGAGCCTACGATTCTTGCTCCTGGGACTTCCTCCGGTCGTTCAAGGAGGGGTCCTCGGTAGATTTCTTTCCCTTTGAGCGCCTCTGCCGTGTCTTCCCAGGAGAAGCCTGGGTGGATGGCAAGTTTTTTGGACGGGGGTCCTCGTGCTTGAGATCAGGAATCAGTGTTCGAAGCAGTAACAAGAGGGCTCTGTTATCAGATTGCTTGCGCAACTTGAAAGAACAGAAGCCATGTTTCTTAGGGTGGTAGAACTCAACCCACTGATTATCCTGCGTCCCAAACTCACTAATGCCAAAGTTGGTATACCAGATGCCGTCTATCTCCTTAGCAGCTGGTTCTGAAATGACATCCAAGCCCACACAGTTAAGCTTGGCGGGTAGGCTAGTGCGAGTCTCGGGATAGACTCCAGCTCCTAGTGTTTCCTCGCCAAACTCGCGATCATTGCGGCGACCGGTACCAGTATGGTACTGTCCATACCTGTCATAATCAAAATGGCCAACTCTGTCTAGAAATACATCGAGTTTTTGAAGCTCGTAGTACTCATCTTCAGTGAGTGATGAGAAGTCACGCTTGTCCATAAGGTAGTCATATCTATCTGCAGCTTCGTCTATGTCGCGGGCCATGTCTCGTGCACGTCGTGCATACCGACCTTTGCCTCCACGACCAGAAACATCCTGCTTGGAGCTTTTACCCTCCTTGATGACAACCTTGACGCTCTCTTGCTCGGGTTCTGCGAGAGGAACAATAATGGGCTGGACAACGGGCTTGTTATCCAGCTGGGCGAGGGTTGCTGTGTCAAAGGGAGTGAACAGGTTAGTTCCAGAGGCAGTGCCACCGTAGTGGATGCCAATCACTCTACTGTTCATGTCGAGGACGGGAGCCCCCGACACTCCTTTGTTAGTGGAAGAGAAATGTGTTCTAGATTGTTTGTTAGCAATGGAGATTTTAGCGAATCGATCCATGCCATGGAAACCTACAACACCAACTTTCTCAGTAGGGTTCGTGTCGAAGTTAGAGATGCCAAACTTTGGTCTCTTGGCTAGCTCATCAGGTCGGACGAGTATGGCTATGTCACCACGGCCAGCTGCGTCCTGATTGGAACCTACAAAGCACTTCACATTGATAGGGAAGACAGCATTGGTGATTGGGTCCAAGAGCTGATACTCAGGGATGAGACCTGCCTTGAAATCGTTTGCTATTCTGGCATTAATGTTGTGAGTCGCAGTGACTACGAAGTCACGGGCAAGGAAAGCAGTTCCTATTGGGCTTCTAGTAAGATCTACAATCCGCAGTAGTGCAGCAGTGGGTGGCACTACCATTGCAGGGTTCTCAGTCATACTTTCCAACATTACTACTTGATCATTGGTCATGAACCTGTACTCCATGTTGCTAACATCTACCATAAAAGATCCGGCCGCAGTAGACTCGGGGTAGACATGGTTGGCCTCATGGAAGGCGCCAGCAGCCACAAATGGTTGTCTCTGCGGGGCAGCGGTATAGACAGGGACTTGATAATTAATGGTACGCACACCGAGCAACTTCATGGCCCAGTTGTGAAGGGTTCCTCCAAACACCAGCAAAAGTCTGATAGCGTTGAGTACTACCACAACTGATACGATAATTGTGACGGTCTGTGTGTAACCAAAGTAATAGGTCATGATCATAAGATAGTAGAGTACTAGTGATACTAAGAAGTAGATTATTGGCCAAAGTACTATTGCGAGTCCAACCATAGATAGGACATCAACATAAAGCCAGAGTTTCGTAAGTCTATTCTCAGGTCTAACAACACTCTTCCGATAATGCACATAGTAAGCCAAACAGCTCGCTACTATGGCAAAGGTTACAAAAACACGTGTGGGGCTATTGAACGCCACTAAATCATCCCACGAGGGAATGAGCCGTGCTATAAAGCTAGTGACGGCTTGGACACCTTCACTAGGCACTGGCGCGACCTCTTCTGCTCTAAGGAACCTGAACGGATCATTGTTCCCGACGTCAACAAAGCCCATACACCAAGGGTGACGGGTTTCGGTGCAGATTCGTCTCACCTGAGCTATGACATCTTGGCTCGGCGCCTTAAT